TGCATCAATCCTGTTTTGATAACCAATAATTGTATTTGCCATGCTATCCCCAGAGCGTTAGCGTTGCGCGGTTTTTTGAATAATCTGATTCAATACCAATAATTTTAAATAGTTTACCAGAATTTAAGCCAAAACGATTCATTGTTATGTTTACAATATTATTTAAATCAGGCAACGTGCTTGTTAAATCAAGCGCAATGGTTACTGTGTACAAATCGCGGCTTGTTTTGTACAAATTAAGCAATCTGGTTGCTTCAGTTTGAGCTGCTGTAGCATCAACCAGTAACGATTCTTTTTCAATTGTAGGCGCAAGTGTATATTGTGTTTTTATGGCTGTATCTTCTGCTGATTTTGTTAATGCAGGTAAAGATAAAACACTTCTACGCGCTGCGGTTACAGCTCCAGCCAAATCAAAATCCTGAACGCTATAATTTTTTTGATACGTTAAATTAACGCGCCATGCTGGAATGCCTTTGTCGGTGTCATTGGTTCGACCATGCTCGATGCTTAAAATGTTATTTATATCAATTTCAAGTGTTGCGCTACCCGTTGGCGCAGTAAATAAACCCATGCGCAATACGCCAAGCGCATCAAATCCAAAGTAAGCACCAATAGATTGAGCCACCTTATCCATTGCCACCATCGCTGAATCTGCGCCATCAATCCAAATTCCAATAACACTATTATTTGCCGTGTCTAATGCTGTCACGTCACTTGCGTTAATATCACCCGATGCAATACCCGCCTTTAACGCCATCGCTTTTAAAACTTGCGCCACTGTGCGATTAGATGATGCCGCGCCTTGTGTTGCGTCACATGTTAATAATCCAGTTGGCACAGAACCAACGCGAATATAACCAAGTGCTAAACAAGTAATGAATGTGCCGCTTGTTGGTGACGCCGCGTGTAGTGCCGTCACGTTTGCATAATCAGCACCAGCGGTTAATGCAATACCTTTATCGTAAACGTTGCTAACAGATTGGATTGCGCCATCATTGATCTGATATGTGAGTTTTGAGCTGTTCACCATAATTGGCGCAATATTAAACACTTGACCATATAGCAACGGCTTAGGTGATTTTGCAATATCAGCAACGCCTTCCACGCCATCAGGCAGTGCATTATTGCCAGCATAAAGCGTAGTTTGCAAAGGCATATCAACAATGGCTAATTTATCCCGTGCTAATATCGTTACTTTTGAAAACGTAAACTCTACCTGCTCCATTGTGCCATTTAAAATAGTTATAAATGCAGAATAAGCGTCGCCTTCATTTCCGATTTTAATAACAAGTGAACGCCCATCAAACGAATAATTGAGAATTGAATCTAATCCACCGTCAACATTAGATAATTCAACCGCGCCATAATTTACACGGCTTGCACCGCTTGTTGTTCCGTTGCTGTAAAGTGATCTGCTAATTGATGCAGGATTGGTTATCCTGTCATCATAAAATGTATTAGCAGGCGTATCAGTGGGTTTTGTCGTGTAAGGCTTTGACGCGTAACGCAGCGTGGTTGTCGTTCCTGCTGCGTCAATAGCTGCTGTAATTTCTACAATATAAATCATGCTGCCGCCTCAAGTTTTGCTTTGCGTGAAATAGTGCTAAGTTCTTCTTTCATGCCTTGCATTTCGTTTATCAATGCTACGTTTGCACTAGATTGTAAATTAACCAATGCTTTCAATTCAATAATTTGCTCTTTTAATAACACACTTTGATCGTCAATGGCATTTCCAATTGAATCGAATAAACCAGTGGTTTGTTGGTGGCTTGTAACATTTGCAGGCGAGGTAAAGTTAACCAATTCCGCGCCTTGTTCACCTACAAGTGATAAACCACTTGCCATGCCGCCGTTGGCGTAAGCCTTATATCCAACAGAATCTAAGTAAGACTGCATAGCGTAAGTATCAGTATAATCACCGCTATAGCCTGCTTGAACTGCTATATTTTCAATATTAACAAGACTTTGAGCGTCATTATTAAAACTATATGTTTTATTATTTGCCGCATCTGCCATAGCTTGAATTGCTGAGTTGGTTTCTATTACAGCATTTGATATTTTTGCAACACTTTCTATTGCAATACTTGTTGTTGCTTTTATTGCGTCAAGCTGCGCATCAGTGCTGTTTTTTCCCGCTAAAACAGCATCTGCTGCCGCTTTATCTGCTGCCGCTTGTGCCGCCTCCAAAATAACATACTCGTCATAGTTTCCTTGATAATTAGGATCATTCATTGCAGCAGTTTCGCGTCTTGCTATCTCACTTGCTGCTAAAACAGCATCTGCTGCCGCTTTATCTGCTGCCGCTTTATCTGCTGCCGCTTGTGCAATTGCAGCCGTATTATCAGCAGCAATCTGGTTCAATTCCGTTTGCTTGTTTTGAATTTCAGTTTTAATTGTATTATCTACAGCGGTTACTTTTGCAACTTGCAGCGTGTAATTAGCCATTGCATTAGAAAAGTTATTAACCGCTGTTGATAATAATGCAATGCTACTATCAACATCCGTTGTTTTTGCTTTTACGCCAAGCAAATTCACGTTTGCTTGTACAGCTTCATCTAGTTGCAAATTCATTATTTCAATTTGTCTATCTGCCGCGCTCATGCCTTTTTCTAACGCTTTTAAAACAGATACATAATCAGTTTGATAAGCGTTGCCAGTAGCGTTGTATTTTAAAGATGCTTCTAAAAACGCTTTTGAAACTTCAGGCAATGATGCTAATGCACTTTCTGTTCCTTTTGCTGCCTCTGCTGCTGTGTCTTGAAATGATTTTTTAGCTGCATTATAAATTTCTTGTGGTGTTGCTTGTGGCTTGCCAACGCTCATTAGTTGATCGTAATACGTTCTTAAACCTTGACCTAACGTGACAAATTTATCGCGCATTGCGGTTAAGTTTTTGTAGGCTGTTTCAAGCGCAGTGGTTGTGCTTGTTAATTCCGCGCCAGCGTCAGATAACTGATTTAATGCTGTTGTGTATTTGCGCGTTAAATCATCCATGCCTTGCATAGATTTTTCGCGCTCTAAACGCAACGCTTCTTCTTTTGCCACTGGATTTTGTTCGCCTAACTTTTTATAAATGGCAATGCGATAATCTTCATAGGTTGAAATGGTTGCTTTTATGGCGTCTGTGCGTTCTTTTACAATAGCCGCATAATCTTCTGCTGCGCTTGCAAAGTCGCTTGCCATGCCTAATGCTGTGGCATAAATAGCTCTGCCTGTATCGCTTGTGTCATTTTTTAAAACATCTAGTAATTTTCTATATGATGTTTTTGATTCTTCAGCATTTGTACTCATAACAGGAAGAACTAAACCAAGTTGCGTAAACTTATCAGTCAACAAACCTGTTTTATATGTTGACTGCTCTGTTTTAGTTAAATAATTATCAATATAATCAGTTAAGGTGCTATCAAATTTAGATATACCACCAGCTACGTTAATTAAATCTTGCGATAAAGTTAAACCTGACGCGCCAATAGCCGCTAATCCTGCTTTAATGCTGTTTAATCCGTTAAACGCTTCAATAATATCGTCCGCTGTGCCGGGCAATTTTCCAATAATATCGTTAACGTCTGTAAATGCCGATGCTAGTTGAAGTGATTGCGTAACCATTTCACGCTCAATATCGCCTTGTTTATTAATAATATCAGTATATTCAATGGCGTTAATCCCTAATACTTTTAATTTTGTTTGTGCTGTAGAAATAGCAATTGATACGCGGTTTAATGTTTGATAATACCCTTCGCCAATTTGTTGAAAATCTGCATAAGAATAATTAGCAATTATTGCCATTAAATCAGCTTGTTTTGATAATGCGCCATTAATAATTTCAGTATTAGCTGCTGCATCTTTTCCAAGCGGCATTTTACCCAAATCAATTTCAAATGATTTTAATTTTTCTAATGCTACTTCGCCAAAATCTCCCGCTAATGAAACAACATTTTCTTGTATTTTTCCAAGTGAGTAAGCAATTGACGCACTTATTTCATCATTTAATGGCGACCATTTTGTTGATATATATTGTTTTGTTGACGCGCCAATTCCTAAAAAACCGCTTGATGTTTTAGTAACAAGTGTTTGTAAATAATTACGCCCCGCAATAATTCCACTTTCAACAATGTTGCCTAATGTATCTTTTACAAACTTAATGCCACTACCAGCAAATTCTTTTGTAGTTGTAGTTGTCATAAAGAAACCACTTGTTGACGTACCTAAGCCAAGTGATGAAGTATCAATGCCATAATTTTTTGCAATTGAATTTGCAACGCCTTTCATTGAATAAGATAAAACCTCAAGACTTCTAGCCATGCCTTTTGTGTAATCTAAATCCGCACTAGAATTTGAACTAATCGTATCAAGCGCATCAAGAATTGAATTAGACATTTCATCACTGCCTAATACTGTTCCACCTTGTGACGATTTATATTTGTCTGTTTCTTTTGTAATGTAATCTGCACCTGTCATGGGTGATGCTTCAGCACTTCCGCCACCGCCACCTGACATTGCGCCAATGGCAACCATAAACGCAAGCATCATTCCACCACGAATTAAACCTGTATATGGATCTCCTTGCGAAGCATCGGCAACAGCTTTAGTTGCTGATACTCCAGCTCCAGCAGTATCTGCCGCAATACCAACTGTTGATGAAGTTACTTTTGCAGTTGTTTTGGCGGTTTCGCCAAATAAATACATGGCAACAGTTTTTCCCATGTCTGCAATTTGTTTTGACATTGACATAGCAGATTGAACCATCTCAAACGCTCTAAATACTTTAGTTGCTGCTCCTAATACTTGATAACCCGTTGTGCCTTTTTTGAAAAAGTTTTGAGCTGATTGTGTCAAATCTCCATATAATTTAATTTGAGCACCAAGTAATTTTTCTTGCAGTTTAGATTGTGCTTTTTGATTTCCAGCAATATCACTTGTTGCAAGATTTTTTACTGTTTTTTCATATTCTTGTCGTGCTGTTTCTGCATTTTTTTCATACTGGGCAAGTGAAACGCCAATACCTCCCATCGCTTCGCCAATTAATCCAAATGCGTCTTTTAATCCGTTTGCAGCCTCTTTTGCGTTTTCAAGTGCTGAAGTTAATACCGCCATTCTTGCAGTTGCTTGCTCATCAGAATTTCTTTGAGCGTCTTCAATAGCTTTAATACCGTCAATTTTATCTTTGTTTGCTTTTTGTTCAGCGTCAGATTTTGCTTTAATATCAGATTGCGTTGATGTTTCTGCTAATACTGCTTTATCTGTTTGCAATCCTGCAATTTCAGTTTTTAAGCGTAATTGTTCAGCCAGTGTTAAATTGTATTTTCCCGCATTGTCTAATTCTGCCTGAGCCGCTGCAATTTTAGCGTCAATCGTTTCAGCACTTTGATTAGTTAATGAATCGCGGATTTCTTTTTCTTTAGCCAATAGTAAATTGGTTGCAGATTGTGATTGATTTAATATACGTGATTTTTCTTCATAAGTTTTTGCTGATTCATACTCAATAGCTGCTTTATCTTGAATAGACACGCGCTCTGCTTCAAGTGCCGCAATCTTGGTTTGTTGTTGTGCCGCAAATAGTTTGCCTGCGTTTTCCGCTGACGCTACCTGTGCATTAAGCTGTTCATTAAAATAACGCTCTGCTTCTGCTAAATCTTTAGTGGCTTTTGCTGCTTCTTTTTTGGCTTCAGATGTTTTTTTAGTTTTATCTGTTGAATCTGCTGTTGCAACTGCATTTGTTTTAGCTGCTTCAGTATGTTTTTCAGTTTTTGCGGTTGCGTCAATAGTTGCTTTTGTTGCCGCAAGTTGTTCTTCTTTAAATTGTTTTAACGCAGTTAATTTTGTGCGTTCTTTTTCAGTATCAAAACCAACTGCCGTACCAATTAAATTTGGTAAGCCATATTTTTCCATTGCCGCAATGCGTTTTTCTGCCGTTTCAATTTGTTTATCAATGGTGCTTTGATTGTCTGCAATCTTTGCAAATGTCGCTCCTGCTGCTGCCGCAACAACTGTTGCGCCCATAATTAAAGGATTGGCACGGGTTGCAACATTAAACGCTAACATAGCCGCGTTAGCCGCCCATATTGCGCCAGTTAATGCTGCAATACCACCAGCCGCACCTGCAACAATTTTTAATTCGTCTGCTACGCTTTTTAAATTATCGTATTGTTCTTTTGTATAGTTATTTGATTCTGCAAATTTATCGCCCATGCCTTCGTAAATGGCAATAACGCCTGTCACTTCTTGTATAACTTTAGTTAACGCGCCTTTTAAACCAGAATCGCCTAATTGCAATGCCGCTTCACTAATCGTTCCTTTAAGCGAATCAAACGCTTTTGCTAATCCTTGATTTAAATCGTCAGACATTTTTTTAGCCATGCCATTGGCTTTTTCTAAATCTTTTGTATTTTCTTTAAATTTATCTGAATTATTTGCTAATATTGCGCCTAATGCCGTAGCATCTCCGCCATAAATTACCGTTGCTTCTGTTGCTGATAAATGCGCCTTTCTTAAATTATCTAAAACCTTTGCCGCTCCAATAGTTTCAATGCTTAAATCTTTAAGTTTTAAATTATGTTTAGCCAAAATTTCAACATTATCTTTTTGATCGTTTGTTAACGCTTTAAATATTGTTTTTAAATTATTTCCAGCTTCAGCACCTTTTAATCCATTTGCTGCTGCTATTTCTAGCATTGCAGCGACTTCTTCTAGGCTAATCTTATAAAGCCTAGCTATTGGTGCTGCTGTTTTCATAGCATCGCCAATTTGACCAACGCTTGTACTTGAATCGGCTGCGGCTTTTGCTAAAACGTCATTGATACGTCCTAAATCTTTTAAACTTAAGCCTAAACCGTTCATGGTTTCTGTTGAAATTTCCGCTGCTCTTGAAAGCTCTAAACTTCCTGCCGCTGCAAGTTGTAAAACTTTTGGTGTTGCAGTTAATATTTCATTAGTTTTTAAACCTGCTGCTGCTAAAACGCCTTGCGCCTCTGCTGCTTGCTGTGCTGAAAAAGCCGTGGTTGCGCCAAGTTCACGCGCTTGCTTTTCCATTGCTTTCATTTGTTGAGTGGTGGCATCGGTTAGCGATTTTAATTGAATCATTTTCGTTTCAAACGATGCCATTTCACTAATTACAGTTTTAAACCCAATGCCAAGCAAAGCAGCACTAGCCGTTTTTGCCATGTTACCTAAACTAAGCAAAGCACGTTCACTGCGTCCAGTAGCTTGCTCCATTGCAGATAGATTGCGTGATGCTGTTACTGCACTGGTCGAATCAACTGCAACTTGAATAGAATAGGTATCGGTGGTCATTTTGTTTTGCTCCGTTTTGCAATTTGCTCTGCTTGAATATTTAAATAAGCACTATCGAGCCGCATAATAGCACTTACTTCTAATGGCGTTAATTCTATGTTGGTCAATCTTGACCATGCGTCAATTTCCGCGTAACTAATTGGATTTTGACCAAACCCATTGCTTGAGCGTGTTCGGCTTAATTCACCAAACCACGCCCAGCAGTAGGCGTAATTTTCTGGCATGGGCAATGATTTATAATCATCAGGTATCTCATGCCCCATTGCAATAATCGCTTGAGCTTCATCGCGTAAACTGCTGCCATTGTCGTTTGTTTTGCTGAGTTCAAATTCTCGTGTGCCAAACTCGACAATGTCATTGATTAGGCTTTGGTGAAGTTTCCCAAGTTATTACTTGCCTCAAATACTTGTTCACGGATTTCGCTGTTGCGTTCCATTAACTTTGTGGCGTTTTCTGGTGAATATTCAAAGTTAGTAATTCCACGCCATCCGACAACACGAATTGCTGCTGCGTCAATGCCAAATTGTTCATCATCTTCGATTGTGCGCTCAATTTCTTTTCCACGTTTAGCCGCTAACTGATCTTGTGATTTTCTACGGTTTAACGTTTTGCGTACCCAATCTTGTACTTTTGGTGATTGTGAACCAAGCACTGTAATAAATACGCCTGTATCGCCACCGTCAGCTCTTAAATATTCAAACTCATAAGCGTTTTCTGACGCGCTAACTAAATCTAAATCATCAAATGATAAACCTGTTTTTTTGCTCATGTTCGTATGTTCCTGTTGATTTATAAAAAAATACCCACGCCCGCATGATTGCAAGCGTGGGTAATTGTAGCACTATTTTTAAGCGAGTGAATCTTGAACCATAATTGTTGTCGCTAAATTAGCCACCGCACTACCACCCGCTGTATTTTTAAGCGCAGTAAATGGGAATGTGCGAGTTAAACCAGACGCGCCATCGGTTACATCAGCACCGCCAATTTTAACGCGCGACATGGTAAACGATACAAAATCAGCCGTTGCAGTGCTATCTGTTGTTAATGCCACAATGATAGACACTTCGGTTTCATTGATAAAATAATCGCGGAATGTTGCATCTGTAAAGTAAGCACTAAATGTACCTGTTGCGCCTACGATGCCTTGAAATACGTCTGGGCGTGTTAATGAACCAACTACCGCGTCTGCCACTGCAATATTGCCGTTGATGTCAAAGTCAATTGACGTAACAATGGCAACGGGTGTGCCTGCAACAAGCAACAAACCATTCACGCCAGCAGTTACGCCACCTGTTGTGATCGCAGTTGGTGAAGTTAAAACTTGTGATGTGCCAGTGGTAACGTTTAAGCCGACCAATGGAAAATCAATGGTCGCCATGCCATTAGCAGGGATTTTAACCTGTGCGTTGGTTTGCATAATGTCAGTATAAACCTCTGACTGCGCAACGTCTGAAAACCAATGCTCAACCGTGTAATAATCTTGTGTCTGTGAAGTTTCTGGCACATAAGTATATTTTCCAGGAATAGCAACAGTTACACCAGTAACTGAGGTTGCATTATCAGCCAATGCGCTACCGTTTAACGTTTTAACTGTTAATGTGGTTGCTGTTACAGCAGTTACTAACAAATTTTTATTTAAGTTAGCTGCGTTAACGCTGCCCACCGTAATACGAACAACATTGCCGATTTTAATGCCAGCCGTTAATGGGTTGCCTGTTTGGAATGTAATCACGCCAGTTGATGCAACAATAGTCACAGCCGCTGCGGTTAATGATGAAATCGCAACAAAGTCTTTACGCAATACCGATTGCAAAAAGTCTTTATATGTTCCCGCTGATAATTCACCGCTTAATGTACCCGTTGATTGTCTTGAACCATGACGGAAATCAGCAACTTGTTGATCTGGGCGAATTTCGTTTGACTGGAATGTTTCTTTAGTCAAGTTGATTGTGCTTGTGACACGTCTTAATTCTTGACCGCCACCGCCTGAAGCTGCTACGCCTAAGCCTGTTTGTTTTTTGTAAGATACGACTTTTTTAACGCCTTGTGCAATTGTCATTTTGTAACCTCTTATGGATAAATATCTGCTGAAAAATAAATTGATACCGGAATTTTATAAAGCACCCCGTCAATCAATGCCGGTGCAATTGATGGTGTCTTGTCAATAATAACAGTTACACTGCCGTTTGTTAAACTTGTACCGCGTTTAAAATGATTAACCAGTAAATCAACGCGGGTTGCTGCTGTTTTTGCGCCTACGTTAGCCGGATAACACAATAGCACCTGCATAAATCCTTTTACGCGATAATGATTGCCTCCTAATGTTGGGTTTAATGTATCTGCAATCATTAAATTAACTTGCTGATATGCTGTACCAACGACGGGCGTAAACGGTACGTTTTCCCATGCTGTCGCAATCGTAGGCGTTAGCGCATTGAGTTTTGTTTCTAATGCGGTACGGATCTCAACTAGTGCCATTTAATGCTCCTTCAAATAATGCAACAGATACACGCACCATACCTGCCGGTGCTTGCCTACTATGAAAATCATATTCTAATGCTCCAATATATGGCACGTTGTTTGTCAGATAAACAACACTTCCTGCGCGTCTTGGCAATACGTTTTGCATTTTTAAAACATCACCTGTGTCATCTTCTCCAGTGAAAGGTGAACCAATTGTGCATTGCCAGTTTCCGCGAGCGCGTCCACCAACGTAACCTGCTGGTGCTGATGCTGGATTTTTCCATTGACTAGGATTTCCAACTGGTGTCATCATAATAATATTCTTAAACACTTCACTTGTTGCCGCGCGTATTTTGTCGTCAATGCGACCATTAACACGCGCCACAATTTGCGACATTGAACCTGTCATTTTCTCACCTGCATTTCATAAAGCGCGGGCAATTCACCCGACCATATATGACGAACTGCCACCACTTGATAAACTTCACTATCGACGGTTACTTTATCTGCTGGTTGTGGCGTTGGTGCGCCTAATGCCGCAATCATTACCTTTCTGTCGCCCGCTTGCACTACACCGCTAATAAAATCAATTCCGTTATAGTCTTTGATAACAGCAGTATGATTAGTGGATGTTGTTGTTCCGCCCGATAACTCCCCTGTTGTTGGGTCATAAGTACCTTCAACAATAGACGTTAGCGTAATTGATTTGCCAAACTTATCAAGCAATTTATCTGCTGTGGAGCGAGCGCGAGCATCAAGTGTCATGTTCTCACCAATGATCTCGACATATCATTACCCTGTTGTTTAAAAAACACGGATAACATGGCGTCAATTTGAGCATAGCGGGTTTGTTGTGGTGAATATTTGTCATATTCCACCTCAATAACATCTACTTTTTCACGAATAACGCCTTGCGTTAAATCCTGCATTAAAATTGCTGTGTAAGATTTTAAGGCTAATTCAGCACACGCATTTTTTACAGTAGTTGGCACAATGTCAAAATCCACATATTGCGGAAAAACATTTGCCGATAATGAATCAATTAATGGAACGTATAATCGCGGCCAATCAAGCGACTGGGTTGAATATCTGCGATAACCCGCATATTGCAAACGATATTGAGCCACCATATAGTCTGTGGCTTTGCGCAATAATTGTTCTTTTGTTGCATCACTTGTAATTGCCGCCCATGCCGTATTGCCAATGTTTGCGTGGTAGGTTGTTGCGTCTGCAACTGATACATAGCTTTCAGCGTTTGCAAGTCCAGTACCGTCTTCAACGATTAACGCCATTTTAATCCTCCATCCATTCAATCATGCCGTAAATTCCACTGCCAGAAACAACTGCGTTATCAGCAAAAATAATTAAACCTTCATTTTTTGCCAATATAAAACCTTCACCATTATTGTCAAACTCAATAGTTGACGCATTTCCAGTAAATTTAGAAATAACTGAGCGTTCCAAAAAA